GTTCCATCTCCTCATAAGACTGTTGCTTCTTGGAAGCGGTTTTCGCTTTCGCCAGAGGCTTGGGGGCTTCTTCTGTTGGCTTGGACTTGGGCTTTCCGCTAAGTAGGCCAATGAGCCACTGCCAAATCCCCTTGATTGCCTTGACATCTGCAAGGACACCTTCAACTGTCTTCTTAGCACCTTCAAGTTCCATTCGCCCCTCATGGAGCATTGCACAGCCTTGCTTAATAAAGCCAACTGCACCCTGCGCCAACATGAGGAGAGAGAAAGGGTCAATGGGTATCTCCTATGGCCTATTGGGAGCCATGTTGTAGAGTTCAATACGAGGCATTCGTTCTTCTTTGTTATATTGAAATACTGTGCTTGGAGCAAGTACACCACCAGATTGAGGCGATGTTTGTGATAACAAACCACCAGCCCGCTTTATCAACTCAGGACGAGAACGCAATAAAGCATCTATTGTGGCTTGTCCAGCAGGGCTGTAAACTGTTGGCACACCAGTAACCAATCCAGCCGCAATTATTGGTTCTGTAAACATTCCATAACCACCAGCCACCCTAGTAGCAATATTTCCTTCTAATGTTGCTTGTGATTGATTTCCAAGCACTTGAATACCAGCATCAGAAATTTGTTGGCTTTTTGCTGTACCTTTAGCAAAGGCTGATTTGTTTCTTGTTTTGTCTGCTTGTCTTACAGCAGTTGAAAACTGTTTTGGTGTAAAAACGCCACTATCTGCTCCAGAATTAGCGGCGGCAATATTGATTACAGATAAATCGCTATAAGCACTATCAACTCTACGCAATTGTGGCGTTTGTTTTGGGTTTTGGAAGTACAACTCTTTCTTCAAAACACCTAAAACATCACTCAATGCCTGACCAACTTCTCTTTCAGAAGCAGTTGAACTATTTAGATAGTTGCTGGCTTTCTTACGCAAGTCTGACTCAATACCCTTGAATGTTTGACCATCAAGTTTTTGACCAGAAAATTTACCTAATACTACATTATTGAGTGTTTCGGCAACTTCTTGTCTTTGGTTTGCTGATAAATTTGTGTTTTTGCTTAAAGACGAAAGAATATTGCTTGTGGTTGCAAAATCCAAATCAAACGACATTTTTGCCAACACTTCATCATATTTTTTTGATACCTCATCTGAAGCGTACTTGATTGCATCTCTGCCAACTACATCAGCAGGAAGTTGTAATTTATCTGCTTTTTTTGGATCGCTTGCTTTGCCCAATGCTTTGTTAATAATGCCTTTATTAAAGTCAAACAAAACACGCTGTCGTGCGTTGGTAATACTATCTCCTATGAGAGGTAGATTTTGTGCAAATTCTTCAAATGTATTAAATTTGCCACCTAATGTTTGACCTGTTGTTGGAGTAATTCCAAGGTCACGCATAGTTTGTTCTGCTTTAGAAACAAGCGGATTTAATGCTCTGCCAACACCAGAAACAATTTTTTCTCCAATGGGAGCCGTTACCCCACTAACAATAACTTGTTCGGCTTTTTGACTACCAAAGTCACCCTCTCCTGTAACTGGTTGCATTGCTCCACTAGCAACTCCACTACCAACTGCTTGCGTAGTTCTGCCATAACCAGCACCACGCGCTAATTGAGCCGCTCTTGTGGCGGGAACAATAGAAGCAGGATTAATGATGTTTCCCGCTAATCTAGACACATCAAAGCCTGTTTGACCTTGAGCCTGACGCTGTTGTTGGTATGCCTGTTCTTCAGCACGAGCAAGTTCATCCATGCGCTGTGCTTCGCTTGTAAAGAATTCACTAACAGGGTTTTTGTATGCTCCAAATCCTGAAGTTACGCCAGCCAAAGCCCGTGGCAACAATTGCGCTCCACCTGTAATGGGGTCTTTTAACCCCATCATAAATCCTGAAGATGGTGGCGTTACTTGCGTTTGAGGAGCAAGCAGTTTTTCTATTTGTTCGTCAGTAGTTCCTTCTGGAAACTCAATAACGTCATTGCCTACTTGTACATATATTGATGCCATCTTATTCTCCAGTCACGGATTCTATTTTTCCAGTTGCGGGATTTAATCTTTTGGTCACTCGTGGCGCAGATGGCGCTGGTTGGATTGGTTGCAAAGGCAAATCACCACCAGTTTTTCCAGTTTTTACTTGTTCTTGCAAACGAGCAATATTGTTTCTTGTTTTCTTTTCTGCGCTTTCCAAAATACGTTTCATTGATTCTGGTTCTAGGCGTTGCTCTCCTGCAACAACTTTTTGCAAGTACTTTAATTCTTCATTGGAATCATTGCCACCAAATTGTTGCAATCTTGGAATAACAATTTCGCCAATGTTAGCAAGGAAAACTTCTGTATTTTGTACCTTCTTAGAATCCCCAATCATTCCACCAGAATATTTAGCAATAAATCCTTTTTCAGGGCCATAAGCACCTGCATAAATACCTTGCCCAACCAACTTTGTTGCGTCTTTTATTGCGGTTTGTAAAGAATATTGCTCCTCAATGTTAGCAACCTTACCACCAATATTTTTACCTGCTTCTTTTGATGCGGCTCCAGAATCAATCGTTATGCCACCAATAATTACATTACCAGAACCCTTTTTTTCACCTTCAAGTTTATTTTCAATAAACTGATTCATTCTGTTTTTAAATGTTTCTGTTTCTGGCATTATTCCAGCATCAATAAGAGTTTGAGCAAATGGCGAGATTTTATCTTTTGAATTATCTAAACGTTTTATTTGCGCTACTATGCTATCGTATTGAGGACTACCCTTATCTTGCCCCATTGCTTTCAAAGTTTGTAGTTGTGTTGTTAAAGATCCAATTTCTTGAGAAATTTGTATAACGTCAGCAACCTTATCGGGTTTTGGAGTAGTCAATGCTGAAAGTTGGTTGCTAAGAAATGCAAGTGTGTTTCTTTTTTTATCCGAATCTGGCTCCGCTGTAACTTGGTTTATTTGTTGCCTTAATGTTGCTGATGCCAAAGCATTGCGTTGTTCTGGAGTCATCTTTTCAGCAGTTCTTTGCTGAATCAAAGCATAGTCACCTTGTGCTTTACGCAAATAGTCAGACAATTGCAATGCACCAGCCTGATCTCCTGCCGCAGACAACTTTTGTATTGCCCCTTGCAATGAATTAGGATTATTGGGATCAACCTCACGCATAACAGCATTTCGTGCGCTGATGATCTGCAACTGTGGGTCTTGTGCGCCTAATGCTCCACCAATAGCATTACCCAACTGACGGCCACCATAGATAAGGCTAGTACGAGCAGACGCAAAAGGGTCTTGTTGAGCCAATTGCGCTGATTGTGCTAATGCCTGTTGATTTTGTTCTGCTTGGTATGCTTCAGGAGTTATTCCAAACAAACCGCTCATTATTGATTCTGCCATTTGATTACTCCTTAAATTCCCCATTCAACGGATGTTGGAACTGTTCCTTGTCCGCCAAAGCCATACACATTTTCTGCGCCATATTGATTCATTTGTTGTTGTGCATTTACATACGGCTGTCTATATTGTGTAATTGCTTGCCCTAAATTTGGATTTGTTGAAATGCCCTGCAAAACATTAGCCAATGGGTTGAAAGCATTGCCTGCTTGTGCAGTCTTGGCGGCACTCAATCCGCCAGCCAGCAATGATTGGGCAACATTAGCACCTGCCGTAGCAGTACGACCACCCAACTGTGCGCTAATATCCAATGGCGTTTGACCCATTTGCTCAATAGTTCCACCCAAGCCAAGAGATGCTTGGAATGGTGACAATGCACCAACTTGACCAGCCTGATACTGACCAAGCAATTGTGATCCACTGCCAAACAATCCTGCACCAAATGCAGTTTGTCGTTGACCAGCCTCTTGTGCTTGATTCGCAAGTTGTAGGTCTTGTTGTGCAATTGCGTTGTAATATGCTTCCAATTCAGGATTAGATGCGCTTAGTCCTAAACCTCCGCCTGGTCGCAGTCCTGTGCCACCTACTGACAAACCACCACGACCTGTTTGGAAGAGTCTGTTTTGCAACTGAGCCATCTCTCGCTCACGGCTAGGCGCAAGTAAGTTTTGCTGACTCAAGATATATTTTTGAGCAACTTGTTCTGGAGTTTCTGCTAAATATTGACTACCAAGATTAAACAAACCAGTTGCCGCACCAGTTAAAGGAGCATATTGCTGTGGCCCCATTAACCCTTGTTGTAACTGTTGCTCAGTTAATCCACGAAGTTGGTCTTGATAGGCTTTTAACTCAGGAGATACTTCATATCCTGCCCCAATCAGATTTCCTTGTGCATCTGTTTGGAAATTACTTGTTCCATATCTAGTTGTTATTCCAACAGGACGGAACTTAGCCGCTTCTGCCGCCATACTAGCGGAGTCACGCATTGCCCCCGCTGAAGTCTCAGCCGCACTCTTAGCAGACTCACCTTGAAGGTATCCGCCAACTACTGCCGCCGTAGGTAGTATCCAAGGCATATCATTCTCCCTTAATTAAAACTTCATCCACTTTAGACGGGTCTTTCTCGTCTGTGGCATGAACACAATACCAAACTACATCGGTGATGGCTTTAACACCATGATTCTCACCAGCCTTTATGTCAACACAAGCAGGTGCTTCCACAATTTGAATATCACCTTCTTTAACAATCACAACCTTACCCTTGGCAAGAATCCCAAAATGGGAGTAATTGTGTTTATGTTGCATGAGCATCTGCCCCGCCTCAATGTGCGTTTCTTTGGCATACAGCCCATCAGAGAAGTGATGCGTAATCATGCTGTGCGTTTCCACATATATACAGTTATGTATGGCTGATAGTTAGCATTTGTGCCACTAGAGCCAGCAGATGCAACTGTTGTAGTGATGTTTGCAGTTCCACTGTTTGATGTGATATTAAATGTTCCTTGTGTATTATCTGGAGACTGTTCAGCACCAGGCGATTGTGACCCCTGTTGAAAGTCATCAATGTTGTTCCATGTCGTTGTGTGTGTATGACCAGAATCAGTAGAAGTAGCCGTATGGGTGTGGCTTACAGTAATAGCATCTGCGCTACCACCAGTTTCTTCTGCGCTGTCAAACAAAGCATTGCTAGAGTCAAAGCCAACAGGAACACGCCCTGCACCAAATGCTGTCCAAGTACCAAAGCCAAGAAGAGTGCCTGGGTTTGTGCTGACACTAGCATTTGTATAGACCGAGCCAACAGGGTAGAGCAAAGCAATTGCCGCCTGAACAAACGCAGTAGTTGCTATCGTAGTTGTATTGCTTCCAGAACTCTGAGTAACCGCAATCGTGCCTGTTGGCAATGTAGGCGTACCAGTAAAGGTAGGGGATGCTAAATCTGCCTTTGTCGCAATAGCCGTAGCAATGTTGTTGAACTCTGTATCAATCTCTGTGCCCTTGACAATCTTTAAAGGATTGCCAGAAGATAGGTTATCTTTGGTAGCAAAGTTCGTGCTTTTTGTGTAATCAGACAAGATAATCTCCTTTAACTTACTTTGCCACGTTTGGCTTGAATCTCAATTTTCTGTATAGACAAGGCTGTGCCATTGATGTCCGCCTCGTACCCTGTTTGTACAACCTTACCCGCACCAGACGCAGAAACATTCAATGTCTGTAAAGCAACACCATCAGAGTAGTATGCAACAGTAGTCGCATTTGCACCATACTCAGCAATGCCATAGTAGTAAACATCTTGCTCTGGAATACGTGCGTTATCTGACAAATAGTTGGTCTTAAAGTCAAAGCCCCACTTAAATGTCACATCTTGGTTTGTTCCACCAATCACCACAATTGACAACTTCTTCAAAATAGAAGTTACATTCTGATCACCAAGGTCTGCATGGTTTGTGTAGTACAAGAACCTGTACGCTTGATCGTAATCTTGGTAGGTGTTATACAAGGCTACATAGCCGTTTTGACCTAATAACAAACTACCATCTCTCTTAGAGAGCAATGATGTTGGCGTAATAGAGTCCCAAGTCGTAACCCTTGCCGCACCATCGGGCAAGAAAGCCTTTGTATCGAAACACCATGTAGTGTCAATGCTTGGAGTTACCAACAAGTAAAAAGCCTGTCTCTCAGAGTAAACAGACTTAATGTTGGCTAACGTCTCACCCACAACAGTTCCCATCAAGTCATTACGGATATTCTTAGATAAGTCTCTCTCAGGCGCAGACTTCTCTTGAATTGTTCTCATCAACGATCTGACGCCAGAGTTAGACAAGAACAAAACATCCGTACTCGTTGTTTGAATACTGTCTCTAGCAATACAACCTATGCCCTCAACTGTGTCGCTCAAGGTCATTGTGGATGGAGTGGTTGCATTGGCATAAACCAAGATTTGACGCTTGCCAAAGATGAACAAGAATCCATTGTGTGCCGCCAAGCCCGTAATCTCATCTGAGCCGTTAGGCCACACCCTAGAGACATCTAGACTACCAGAAGTACCAGTAGCCCAAATATGCCCCGCAGTCAGATCACTAAATGACACAGTTGAATTGTTGGATGCTGTAGTCGCTACCCACAATCTTCCGTAGGCAGACAACGCAATGTTTGCATCAGGCACAGTACCGACATAACCACTTTTCTCAGATACACGCCTATAAGTAGTTGTACTCACAGCAGGGTCGTATATCAATGGGTTATAGCCAGATTGGAAAAAGTATGTGATTTGATTTAAGGATACACATTGCCAGTTACTTGCCGTAATGGTAGGAGCAGACCCCCCTCCCCCATAGGTCAATTCTGTAACAACATTGGATGCGCCTAGTTTGAATAACTTGTTGTTGCCAGCGAACAGAACAGTTAACGAACCATCTGCTTGGATTAACTCATGTATTACCTTGACATCATTAGCACCTAAATTGCCACTAGATGCGTTAACCCTAGACCACCCTTGACGTGAACCGATGCGTCCGTATTGATCAATGATGCAATTGGTGGCAACAAGCGCAAAACCTTGATTCAAGTCCAAAGGCGAATCTTGGGTGTTTAACCCGTAGAAGCCTGGGGCTGAGATGCTAGAGGTTTGGATTGCTTGGCTCATATTGCCACAAACTCCCCTGTCTCAGGGTAACGAGTACCCTCAAGAGCAATATAGTCTGACAGCATTGATCTGTATAGCCCATAAGCCTCTGAGGAGGTTAGTCCACCATCTTCACCACGCTCAACCAATGCGCGGGCATAGGCATTTTGAGCCACCAAGTTATCAGGCACTTTAACTACAGTTCCATCCGCAGACAAATTGGCTTGTGGGACAACCAAGGAAAACTTGATTGTGTATACACCATTAGGGATTGGGAACAAGGTTACTTTAGTATCGTAAGAGCCATCCACGCCATCAAAGGCAAACTCAGTTGGAATTGCGTTCACCAATGGGGTAAAGTTTTGCTTGCGATTCATGTCCACAAAGTTGATGTTTGTGAGACTTATGTTGCTTGTTGTGTTGATAACATCTTGCACTTGGAACTTCTGACCAGCCCCCGTAAGGGAGTAAGAAGCAGTACTAG